GACATGCTCAGCAGACTGGAGATCCTTTGAGCTGTACCCAACACCAGCCTGGGGTAGAATGCTGGACTCACCCTGTTTCCATGCTTATGACCAACACACAACAGGACGCCTTCAAGCACTTCCACAAGCACAACCCGCATGTGTATGAGCAACTGAAGACGTTGGCGCTACGCTTGAAAAGCGTTGGCGTTAAGAGCTATGGCATCAAAGCTTTGTTTGAGATTCTCCGCTTCAATGCGTTGCTGTCTGTTGATAACAACTTCCAGTTGAACAACAACTTTGCACCATTGTATGCTAGACTCTTAATGAAGCAAGAGTCAGAGCTTTCTGGCTTCTTCAAGCTTCGTGCTTTACAATGAAACGCAAACAACTCTCATTCACTGAGGTTGAGTTGGGCATTCTTTTGGATGCCCTTCGCAACCAGTGGTGGGCACGGTACAACCCCAAGGTTGAGACTACCGTGGAGATCCACCACAACTTGCTTGACCGTATCATCACTGCACAGGTGCAACTTGAAAACCAAGCACAAACCGATTCCTAACTCGATCATCACACCGATCGTTGGTATCATGATCAGTTTGCTGTTCTTATCTGGTGTTGCAATCATTGTAGACCAGAACAAGTACAACCCAAGCACCAAGTCCTTTCGCTTAGTGTAACAATGGCTCGACCTGATCCCTTTGGCAATCGCATTGATGAAGTCATGGAGTGGGATGCCACTGATGACTTGACGGAATACACTGCTGAGGATGGATTCGCTGCGGCTGCCACTTGGGATCTTCCCGAGGCATTCGTTTGCATCGTCCGTTCTGAAGGCAAGAATGGTAAGATCACTGAGAAGGCATACCGTTCACCAGCTGCAGCACACAAACACCTGCTTAAGCTGATGGATGAGGATGCTGAGGAGATCACCGTTCTCACTGATGACACCATCTCCATGCCTATCATCCCATGAACTATCTTGACCTCGCTGATGCCCTGTGTGATGCAGGGTATGAAGTTGATTACGACACAGGGCTTGTGGATTACAGATCCATGGGTTCACCTGAGTTGTTAATCACTCTGTATGCTTTGGACAAGCTTGAGATCCATCATGATCTCGATGGCAGACCAGAGTATTACATTCCACACCTAGCTGTCTGCGACATGCAGAGCTATTGTGATCAGTTCCCAAACGACCCACAATGCAAATGCTATGATGTCTGACCTCACCCAATTCCAGATTGAATCTCTCAACGAACACGAATACTCCCTCTTCCTAGCTTATGGCGACACCTTCCGAGATCAACAAACAATTCCAGCTAGAGCAGGAAGCGATCTCGTGTGGGAAGGAGAGGCTACACGACTCATTGAAGAAGCTGGAGCAGAAAAGCTATGCATCGGCTAGCGTCTATGGTGCATCCAGCATTGCTGCTGCTCTGCCTGCTGTAATCAAAAGCATTGAGTCTCAGTTCCACAAACTTCGTAAGGGTCAGGCTGGGCAGTATTACAAGCCCATTGCTGAGCATCTCGACGACCTTGAGCCACTAGCTATTGCTACCATTGCTCTCAAGGTGACGTTCGACAATGTGTTCAGCATGAAGCGTAATGCTGACCTGCTTACCAATGTCCTTACGTCCATAGGCTCAGCACTGGAGGCTGAGTGTAAGTTTAGGTGGTACCGACTCACTGCCCCTGAGTTGTTCAAGTACATACAAGACAAGTACTTTCACGAGTCTTGTGGTACACAACAGAAGATGGCGATTGCTAATCTCATCTTCAATCGACATGACATCCAATGGGATTCATGGTCTATCAAGACACGTGCTGCCCTTGGTGGTTGGTGCCTTGAGAGGATCATGGAACAGACTGGATGGTTCATGAAGCACACTGAACAGACAGGCAAGCGTGCTGTCTGCCGCCTCATCCCCACGCCTAAGTTCGTGGAGATCAGGGAGCAGCTCATCGCCAATGCTGAGATGTTCAGTGGTATCCCATGGCCTATGCTGGTTGAGCCAAACGATTGGAGCAACGAGCGCATGGGTGGTTACCTCACAAACGAGCTGATGCGTGGTCATCAACTGACTCGGCGCGGTAACCAGACAGTAGAACACGGGGAAACACCAATCCAATTTCTGAACAAGCTTCAGAAGGTGAAGTACTGTGTTAATCATCATGTGCTGAGTGTTGCAAGACACTTCAAAGAGCGTGGCGTGAAGGTTGGGAAGTTCATCCCAATCAGTGAGGCATTCAAGCCTCCTCGTCCACCAGCAGCAGATGAGGATCCTTCAGTTCATCAATCGTGGAAGCGTGAGATGGCTGAGGCATACAATGCTGATCGTCTTAACTTCAAGAGATCAGTAAGAACAAGAACTCAGTTGGAAGCAGCTGAGAAGTTCAAGGATGAGGAGTACTATCTCTGTTGGTCGTTTGACTATCGGGGGAGAGCATATCCAATTCCTGCTTATCTCACACCACAAGATACAGACTTTGGTAAGAGTCTGATAAGGTTTGCTGATGAGTCATTTGTCAATGATGATGCTGAGCTGTGGCTAGCATTCCAAGTAGCGACAACCTATGGGTTGGATAAAGCTACGATGGATGAGCGTATAGCTTGGGTCAATGACAACCATGACTTGATCACAAAGATCGCTACCGATCCCATTGACAACCTTCCTGAATGGGAGGGTGTCGAAGAACCATGGCAATTCATGGCTGCATGTCATGAGTTCTACCACTGCTGTATCGAGTGTGATAAGCAATTCACTGGTCTAATGGTTGCTGTTGATGCAACCTGTTCTGGTCTTCAGATCCTTGCTGGTCTTGCCAAGGATGCGTCTACTGCATCACTGGTCAATGTGTGTCCTGGTGATAAACCAAGCGATGCATACAAGGCAGTTGCTGAGGAAGCCAAGAAGTATCTCCCTCCTGAGATGCATGATTGGATGACGAGAAAGACGACCAAGCGCACCGTGATGACGATCCCCTACAATGCTACTAAGTCAAGCTCTCGTGTCTATATACGTGAGTCTCTGAAGGAGCAGGGGATTGAGCCAACGTCTGAGCAAGTAACTCAGGTCGTTGATGCTGTATATCAAAGCATGGACGCTATTGTTCCTGGTCCTATGCGTGTCATGCGCTGGATCAAGAAACATGTTGGTCAGTACATCAGAGATGGTGCTTCTGAAGTTGAGTGGTCTACACCCTCTGGGTTTGTGGTCAATCAACAGCGGAACAAGCGAGAGACTGAACGCCTTAACCTTCAGTTGCTAGGTGCTACTAAAGTTACCTTGTCAGTTGGAGATGGTGAGCCTTGTCCTACAAGGCACAAGTCCAGTACTGCTCCGAATCTGATACATTCACTGGATGCGTCCATACTTCACGAAACATTTCAGAAGTTTAATGGACCATTCACAGTCATCCATGACTCAGTGCTTTGTCGAGCAACTGACATGGGAACACTCAATCAACTCGTGCGAGAAACCTACACGGACATCTTCACGAGAGACTGCTGGCTTACAAAGTTTGGTGAAGCTGTTAACGCAACAGAACCCCCACCAATCGTAGGCACCCTTGACCCTGAGGTGGTCGAAGACTCCACTTACTTTTTCTGTTAACCGTGACCCACGTAACCAAAGAGCCTGTTGTCCTTGAGGGCTATCAGGCGATCCTCAAACCCACTGAGTACGGCTACACCCTGTCAGCTCTCCTGCCTAAGGAACTGATTGACACTCTTGAAGAAGAGCGTGAAGGCTGCCTTGAGTGGGCGAAAAGCAAAGCTAAGAATCCCAAGCGTGTGACTATCAAGCCCGAGCCTTGGGAAGAAGTGAGCAGTGGTATGTACCAATGCAAGTTCCGCTGGAAGGTGGATGACAAGAACACTCCTGTTGTTGTCGATACCGAAGGCACTGTCATTGCTGATGCCAACACTCCCATCTACAGTGGGAGCAAGGTGAAGCTCGCCTTCATCCAGAAGCCCTACGTTCTCCCTGCTGGTGACATCGGCACGTCCTTGAAGCTCAAGGCTGTGCAGGTCGTTAGCCTGAACAGTGGTGCTGGTGTTGTGGACAGTGGTGACCTCGATGCTGAGGGTGCTGCTGCTCTGTTCGGTACCACCCATGGCTTCAAAACCTCTGAACCTAACGTCACCGCTGACGAATCCTTTAACATCGACGAAGACTTCTGATGGCTCTGCTTGACACCAAAACCACCTACAACGAAGAGCTTGGTCTCTTCGAGATGACGGCAACCCTCACCTTGCCTCCCATCACTGTCACTCGTTCTAAGAAAGACAAGAGTGACTTCCGCTACGACATCCAGCGTGCATTCACTGACGTCGTTGAGCAGGTGATCGAAGGGGAAATCTGATGCGTAGCCGCCTGGAAGAACAGGTGGCTGAGTTGTTAGATAAGCTGAACATCGAGTACAGCTATGAACCCGAGAAGTTCAGCTATGTCATCGAGGCTAACTACACGCCCGACTTCAAGGTTGGTACTGTGTACCTTGAGACAAAGGGGTTCTTCAAACCTGCTGATCGTCGTAAGATGGTAGCAGTCAAGAAGTCCAACCCTGATCTTGACATCCGCCTGGTCTTCCAAGCGCCGTACAATAAGATCAGTAAAAACTCTAAGACCACCTACGCCATGTGGGCCGAACGAAACGGTTTCATGTGGTGTCCCTACTACGAAATCCCTTCTGATTGGTTACATGAAACCAAAGAAAAGCCTTAGCGGCAAACTCTTTCTGAGTAAGAAAAAGAAAAGCCGTCGTCCGCCCAAGGGTGCCAAGCCCTACCGTGGACAGGGGCGGAAATGACTTACTCACCCTTTGGCTCAAAGGAAAGGCTACGTCACCTGTTTGGTGATACTCTTGCTGAATGTAGCGAAAACTACACACCTGAAGATGTAGCTGATGCTTTCCTTGAAGAGCTAGACAGCTGGATTCAGTATCATCACCAATGCGCTGATGCGTATGAGCTTATCCGACACACCCTCCACAAGCGAGTTTCAACGACATGAACCGTGTAATAGCTGTGGGAGCAGGGATGCTCTCGCTCGGTATACTGATGGGCATGGGTATTGCTTCTCATGTGGTGCTTACGAACCCGCAGAAGGCAGCGACCACCATCATCAAACAACAAGCCCCCACTCTACCTATCGTCCCATGATCAAAGGCGAACCAGTTCGGTTAGCTAAACGTGGACTGTCTGAGGAGATTTGCCGTAAGTTCCGCATCCACAAGGATGGCGAGGAGCTGCGGTTCCACTACTATGACCAGTCAGGTCAGATATGTGGAGCCAAGGTAAAGACTAAGGACAAAACCTTCCGATGGGATGGCAAGAATACTGATCATCAGTTGTTCGGTCAGCACTTGTTTCCAGACAAAGGCACCCGCCTAACCATTTACGAAGGAGAATTAGACGCAGCTTCTGGCTACGCTGCTATGCCTACCTGGCCTCACGTGTCCCTCCCTGATGGGGCACAGAGTGCTAAGCGGGCGTTGCAACGTGTCATGCCGTTGCTGCAGAATTATGAAGAGATTGTTCTTTTCTTTGATAACGACGAGCCCGGCAGGAAGGCTGCAGAAGAGTGTGCTCAACTGCTGCCACCAGGCAAGGTCAAGATTGCAAGGATGGAGAAGTACAAAGATGCTTCAGATGCCTTGCAAGCTAGTGACTCGGAAGCCATACGCCGTGCTGTTTGGGATGCAAAAACGTACCGACCTGACGGCATTGTTGATGCAAAAACCCTACTAGACTTAGTAAGCGAACCGCTACCACCGTGTGCTCATGACTATCCGTTTCAAGGAATACAAGACAAACTGCACGGGATCCGATACGGAGAGCTTGTTACGATTACTGCAGGATCTGGTATTGGAAAATCCTCATTCTGTCGTGAACTTGCAACTCACCTTCTTAACAAAGGAGAACGGGTCGGCTACGTGGCTCTTGAAGAGTCCAATCGACGTACTGCACTTGGACTGATGTCCGCCCATTGTGGCAAGTCTTTTCACCTTGGAGAACATGACCGATCTACTCTCACCCAGGCTTATCAAGATACTCTTGCTAAGTGGAACCTGTATCTTTTTGATGGGTTTGGGTCTTTTGATCCTGATGTCATCTACAACCGAATTGAGTACCTTGCCACCGGGCTTGAGGTGCGTTGCGTATTCCTTGATCACCTCTCAATCCTGCTCAGCGGGCTTGACGGAGATGAGCGCAGGATGATCGACACAACCATGACCAAGCTACGGTCACTGGTTGAACGCACTGGCATTTCCTTGTTCCTTGTTTCCCACCTTCGCAGAACATCCAATGACACCAATCACGAAGAAGGAGCACGAGTCACCCTCGGACAACTACGAGGTTCGGCAGCTATTGCTCAACTGTCAGATGCAGTTATTGCACTTGAACGGGACCAGCAGGCGGATCGAGGAGCATCTGGAACGACTGTCCGAATCCTTAAAAACCGTTATTCTGGAGAAGTAGGCGTTGCCTGCCATCTGGACTATGATCTTGACACCTGTAAATTCCATGAAAGTGAACCCGAACCAGAGTTCGACCCCACGACCGACTTCTAAACACAACTCGTCACCACGTGTTGTTGTTTATCCAGGCACTGTGCCTGCCATTGGACCCAAACCTCCAACACCTGAGTCCGTAGCCAAAGCGCAGTTCGTTGACAAAACGTATGTCTGGAAGGAGCGATCGAAGGCGTCTTAGGCTACTCGCTTACAACCTGATGTTCAATGGGTTGATCTTTGTGACCAACCTTTTTATTGTTGCTGGAGTTGTTCGCCACTGGAATGACTAAACTCGCTTATGACATTGAGACAGATGGCTTTGACTCGACGGTCATTCACTGCCTTGTTACACAGGACCTGGATACTGGTCAGGTACTGCAGTACAATGATCGAGGAGGTGATTGTTATCCTATTAGTACTGGGATCAACTACCTTGCTGAGGCAGACGTCATTGTTGCTCACAACGGTATCGGCTACGATACGCCACAGATCAAAAAGCATTACCCGTTTTTTGACCACCATCATCAAATCGACACGCTAATCCTAAGCAGATTCTTCCACACTGACCTGCTTGACAAGGACCTAAAGCTCAAACGGCCTATGATGCCTGCTAAGCTGTACGGGTCACACAGCCTTGAAGCTTGGGGCCACCGCCTCAAGTGTCACAAGGGTGAGTTTGCCAAGCACACCGACTGGAGTGAATGGTCACAGGAGATGCAGGATTACTGCGTTCAAGACGTCGCTGTTCTTGTTCAACTATGGAAGCATTTCCAATCTTTAACGAAGCAATTAAGCTCGAACACCAAATCGCGGAAATGATGGCCGCCCAGGAGGCCGTAGGATGGCCCTTTGACGTCCGTGCGGCACAAGAGCTAGAGAACACCCTTTTAAACCGCGTAGAGGCGCTTAGAGCGAAGGCTCAGAGCCTTTGCTGGTGTGTTCCTGGTAACCTGTTCACGCCTAAACGCGATAACAAGACTCAAGGCTATGTAGCTGGGGCAGAAATGCAACGGCTCAAGGAGTTCAATCCAAGCAGCCGTGAGCACATTGCGTGGTTCTTCAAAACATTCCAGAATTGGAAACCACAGAAGCTTACCGAGACCGGTAAAGCTGTCATTGATGAAGTCGTTCTCAAAGAGATCGGCTCGGAAGAAGCGTTGTTATTCCTGGAGATTCTTGAGACACAGAAGAAGCTCGGAATGCTGTCGCAAGGCAACAACGCATGGTTGAAGTTGGTCAAGAATGGCAGGCTTCACCATTCCTGCTTTATTGGGGCTGCAACGCACCGCATGGCGCACGCACGTCCTAACCTTGCGCAGGTAAGCAGCGATGCAGATTGCCGCTCCCTGTTCATTACTCGTCCCGGCTGGAGGCTAGTTGATAGCGATCTAGCAGGGATAGAATTGCGAGTATTTGCCCATTATCTAGCACGCTATGATTCTGGGCGTTACGCTGACATTCTCTTAAATGATGACATTCATCAGGTCAATGCTGACAAGATTGGGATCTCCCGCAGGGCGGTCAAGACTGTTACATACGCTTTCCTATATGGGGCGTCAACAACTAAGATTGGCCTCAGCTATGATCCACAGCTGTCTAAAGAGCAGGCCAAGTCGAAGGGCGAAGAGATTCGTCAGGCATACCTTGATGCCATTCCTGGTCTGGAGGAACTCGTTAATGCGGTCAAACGCAAGGCGAAGGAGAATGGTTCCATACGATCTATCGACGGTCGTAATATCCTCGTTGACTCGCCGCACAAAGCCCTGAACTTCCTGCTGCAGTCAGCAGCGGGTGTTCTGGCAAAGCGGTGGCTATTGATCACCGATCAACGTCTGCAAGGCATCGAGCATGAAAGGTACGCCTTTGTGCACGATGAGCAGGCGTTAGGATGTCCCCCAGATGTGGCTGAACAAGTCGCATCCATCTGCACCACATCAGCTGCTATGGCTGGTGAATACTACAAGCTACGACTCCCTATTGATGCTGACGCAAAGATCGGCATGAACTGGGCAGAGGTACACTAATGCTACTACTTGACACCGACTATCTTGCTTACAAGTCGTCTCAAGCATGTGAAGAGGGTATTGATTTTGGCGATGACGTCATCATCACCCAATCCAACTTCAGTCAAGTGCTGAAGGTGTTTGAGCGTGAGCTTGATAAGATTATGACCGCTATGATGGATTACGATGTAATCCTCTATTTCTCTAGCTCTGAAAATTTTAGGAAAAAAATTTACCCTGATTACAAGGGACATCGAAACCGACGTAAGCCCCTTGGCTACAAACGTTTGGTGAATTGGTGTAAGGACAACTTCAAAACTGTTGTCCGTGATGGGCTGGAAGCAGACGATGCTCTTGGTATTGATGCAACCAACCATGAACTAGATGATCAACCAATCATCGTGAGTCCAGACAAGGACATGCGTCAGATCCCTGGTGTTCTCTGGGACATGAAGGGTGACGTGGAGGAGATAACTAAGGAAGAAGGAGATCGTTGGCACCTGATTCAGGCGTTGGCTGGTGACCCTACTGATGGGTACCCTGGCTGTCCTGGCATTGGAGTTAAGCGTGCAGCTGATCTCATTGACAAGCACGACTTTCCATGGGAAGCTGTGTGCCAAGCCTTTCGTGAACGAGGATTGTCAGACGACGATGCTCTGCTGAACGCTAGGCTTGCTAAAATCCTACAAGCCACAGACTATGACTTCATCGAATCGGCGCCGATCCTCTGGACCCCCACCCCCTGTCCTGGAGCTAACGATCGAGCAGCAGTTCAAACTGAGAAGGCTTAAAGACTTACTGCAAGACGCTAGTAAGGAAGACATCATCATTGTCTTCGAGGCTCTTCAACACCAAAACTTTGTGCTCTCCAACACTGTTTCCAACCTAGTCAAACAATGGCCGACACCAATGACCGAGGACCAGACTACTACCGCAGAGGATCCATTCAAGTTTGGGACTTCATCAGAGACCAAGGACTGAACTTCCACCTTGGTAACGCTATTAAATACATCTGCCGTGCTGGATACAAAGACAGCAAGAGGCAGGATCTAGTCAAAGCTATTCATTATCTTCAGAACGAACTTCAACATGTCATTGCTGAGCAACCAGGCGATCGAGTTCCGCCGAGCATACGGTATACCGAACGACTTGAACTTGAGGGCGACACAAACCCGTTTGATCGTTGAAGAGTTCAAAGAGTTTCTGGAGGCTGACCGTGAGATGGTCACCATGTGCCCCAAGACTAGAGAGAATTGTTTGAAAGAGCTTGCTGATCTTATCTACGTCTGTGCTCAGTACGCTGAGAACATGGACTGGGATATTGAGCAAGCTCTCCGTCGTGTACACACAAGTAATATGTCCAAACTAGGCGAAGACGGTAAGCCTATTAAACGTGAGGACGGCAAGGTCCTCAAAGGACCTAACTATCAACCCCCTAACCTTACTGATCTCGTTTAAAATGTCTACTGATTTGATCGCCCGCACCGGTCGTGTACAAAACTGGATGGATGATCCAACTTCTCGCCTACCCGTATCGTGTACTGTCTTTGTTGTTGAAGACAGCATGGAAGGACCAGAGGGCATCGAAGCATCTTGGCGATTTGCTAGCCACGCTCTCCGAAATGGAGCAGGAGTGGCGATTCACCTTTCCAAACTCCGACCCAAGGGAGCTGAGAATGGCAAAGGCTTGGTTGCTTCTGGCCCAGTCTCGTTTGCAAAAATCTACTCCGTGCTTAACGAGACACTACGAAGAGGTGGCGTCTATAAAAACGGAGCGGTAGTTATTCACCTCGATCTCAAACACCCTGACATTCTTGAGTTCATCAATGCTAATCGTGCCGAGCTACCTTGGGTCAAACGTTGCGTTGACATTAACGAGTATTGGTGGGCTGAAGCAACGGATGAAGTTCGTACTGCTCTCCTTTCTGCAATCAAGAAGGGTGACGTCTGGCTAAACAAAACTAAAGTTGATGCAAAAGGTAAGCGAATCTATGGCAACGTATGCTTGGAAGTCTATCTGCCCTCACGAGGCACTTGTTTACTACAGCATGTCAACCTCGGTGGATGCGAATACGGTGACGTTGAAACTGCGTTTGCCCGAGGAATGTCCGAGCTGTGCGAGCTGCACTCCCGAACAGGTGTGGGAGACACTGGAGAATACCTCCCTTCTCAAACAGATCGCCAGGTTGGTCTCGGAATGCTTGGACTCGCCAACTTCCTACGGCGGAACGGAGTAACCTACGCAGAGTTTGGCGATGCTCTGGAACGTGTGAACAACGATCAAGTCGGTCCCTCTTCGGCTGACAAGCTTGCCAACGCTCTCAAGCGTGGTGTTAAGATCGCTGCGCAAATTGCACGAGCTAACAAAATGAGCCGAGCATTTGCCATTGCACCGACCGCTAGCTGCTCCTACCGCTACAAGGATCTGGACGGCTACACCACCTGCCCTGAGATTGCTCCTCCCATTTCCAATGAGGTGGATCGTGACAGTGGTACGTTTGGTGTTGAACACTATGAATACGGTAACGTGGAGATCGCTAGCCAGGTTGGCTGGGAAGCGTATCGAAAGGTTGCTGACAACATCATGGTCCTGTTGGAATCAACTGGACTGTTGCATGGATACTCCATGAATAGCTGGAGCGACGTCGTGACCTACGACCAATCCTTCATTGAAGAGTGGCTCACTAGTCCACAGACTTCTCTCTACTATTCTCTGCAGGTTATGCCCGACACTCAAGATAAGAGTGATGCCATGGCTGCGCTGGATGAGTTTGATGAGGAGTTCTGGAAACAGTATGAGTCGTTCTCTAAAGAACCTCAATGTGATTGTGCAGAATGAACCCTTATCAGAAACTTCTTTCCCGTAAACGTTCCTGGACTCCGGTCCAGGTAGAGGCAGGTACCTTTGCTCCTGGCTCTGAAGAAGCCATGCTGCGTGCTCTCTCGGTTCGTAACCTTGAGATCCCCGTAGGTGACTTCATTAAAAATGCTCTCAAAAAAGATTATCCTGCTGCTGCCCAAGAAGTATTGGAAAGCAACATTAAGGATGAGGAGAAACATGACCTCGCTCTTGATTACATCGCTCGTGCTCATCAGCTGGAAGATATCCCGGAAGCTGCCCGAATCCAGAAAGCATGGATCGAGTCTCCCGAACATCCCGTGCTCAAGGCAATGGTGCTTGAACGGTCAGTGTTCTTTGTGCTGCTCCCCTTCTTTAGATGGAACGGGGACGCAGGATGCCGCACTGTCTCAGCTGATATCTCACGAGACGAACAAGTCCACGTGGCGGTCAACTCTCTCGTCTGCAAAGAGCTTGGCCTCCAAGTTACGCAGAACCTTGACAAGCTTCGCAAAGCCACGGTAGCTTGGATCATGCAGCCCCTCGGCTCTAACGAGAACCCTTACCTTGACCGCGAGTTCTGGCTCAAACAATCGGACAGCCTTCTCTACAACGGGAAGGCGGAGGGTCTGATTGCTACCCGTCGTGCTCGTATGCCCGCATTCTTTGAGCACTCAAATGTCAATCTTCCTGAGTACGGCTGAGTTTGATCGGCTGTTAGAGGAACTAGATGAACTATTTCCTGACCAATTTCCTGACTACCAACTCACTGAGAAAGAAATTTCTTTTCGAGCTGGGCAAGTGTCAGTTGTTAGGTTCCTAAAAGAAAAACTATCATCGGAGAATTAATCATGTGTTTTGGAGGAGGAGGCGGCTCACAGCCAGCCCCAGCACCCCCACCGCCCCCACCGGCTCCCCCGCCGCCGCCGCCGGCACCCGTACCTCTGCCGCCACCGCCACCCCCGTCTCAAATGACGGCTCCTCAAAAGACCAGCCTTGAAGAAGCTAGGCTGCGTCCTGCGAGTGCTGATGTTGATGCCAAGCGTAAGGCGCGTCAAGGCACTGCTCGCTTGAAAAAGAAAGAGCCTCAAAAGAGTCAGACTCTGCGGACTCAAGCTCAGGCAGGTCAGACTCCTACAGCTCCTGGCTCTGGCGGTGTAAGCTACGGTGGTCAGGTGTCTGGTGCTGGCATGTCCCTTAACATTCAACGACCTAAATAATGAAAAGCGCACGGCAACGTTATCATGAACTAACGAGTGGCCGTACCGCATTTCTTGACATTGCACTTGAGTGTGCAAAGCTGACTATTCCTACGCTGCTTATGCACGAGGAGACGACAACCGATTACACTCGGTTCAAGACTCCTTGGCAATCAGTAGGAGCAAAGGGGGTAGTGACTCTGGCATCTAAGCTGATGCTGGGGTTGCTGCCTCCTTCTACTTCATTCTTTAAACTCCAGCTGGATGACTCCAAGCTGGGTGTTGAGATTCCTGCGGAAGCTAAGAGTGAACTGGACTTGAGCTTTGCTAAGATTGAACGCATGATCATGGAAAGCATTGCTGCTTCTACTGATCGTGTTCAAATCTTCTCAGCGATTAAGCATCTTGTGGTGACTGGTAATGCTCTTCTTTACATGAGTAAGGATGGCATGAAGATGTACCCGCTTAATCGTTACGTGGTGGAGAGGGACGGTAACGGTAACGTAACTGAGATTGTTACTCGTGAACGAGTCAATCGTAAACTCCTTGGTCCTGAATTTGAAAACCCCAAACAGCTAAGCGTTGTTGATAGCAGCGTAGGTAGCAAGTTTGAAAAAGATGTAGATGTTTACACCTGCATCAAACTGACAAAGAAAGGGTGGTCTTGGTATCAGGAAGCTGATGACAAGGTTCTTCCTAACAGCTACGGTAAAGCTCCCAAGGACAAGAGTCCCTGGCTACCCCTCCGCTTTGTAACCGTCGATGGCGAAGACTATGGACGTTCCCGAGTCGAGGAGTTCCTAGGTGACCTACGCTCTCTTGAAGCCCTCATGCAGGCGCTTGTAGAGGGCTCTGCTGCAGCTGCTAAAGTTGTGTTTACTGTTTCTCCTAGCTCTACCACCAAGCCTGCTTCCTTAGCGAACGCAGGTAATGGTGCTATCATCCAAGGACGCCCTGATGATATCGGGGTTGTTCAGGTTCAAAAGCAAGCGGACTTCCGTACTGCCTTTGACCTTGCTGGTGTGCTGGAGAAGCGCATCTCTGAGGCATTCCTTATTTTGAATGTGCGTCAGTCTGAACGGACTACTGCTGAAGAAGTTAGGATGACTCAGATGGAACTGGAGCAACAGCTCGGTGGACTGTTCAGTCTGCTGACTAGTGAGTTCCTGATTCCTTACCTCAACCGTAAGATGCTTGACCTTACTCGGAGCAAGCAGATCCCTGCTCTCCCCAAAGGTTTGGTGAATCCTACGATTGTTGCTGGTATCAATGCATTGGGTCGTGGACAGGATCGGGAATCCCTGATTCAGTTTGTCACTACCATTGCACAAACCATGGGGCCTGAAGCACTGCAGCGGTTCCTTAACCCTGACGAAGCTATCAAGCGTCTGGCTGCCGCTCAAGGTATCGACATCCTCAACCTTGTTAAAGGTATGGAACAGATCAAGAGTGAGCAACAACAAGCTATGCAGAAGCAGATGCAGATGTCTATGGTTGATCAGTCTGCACAGATGCTCAGCACTCCGCTGATGGATCCCTCTAAGAATCC